AAGGAGCAACGAGGTTCTTGACCTTCATGTTGACGTGACGAAGCATGTGTAAACGGAGATACTTGCTGTTGATGAAGTACGCCTTGTTAACCGGACAGTCTTCATCATACAACATGGGAATGTTCTGGTGTTTAACACCAGAGAAGCCCAAGTCCATCATCTTCTTACCGGAGTTGGACTCCGACAGGTTGATAACGACCTTGTCCCGTACTGCTGTACGATAGTGCCGGTACAAGTTCCGACCACAGAGAATGAGGTCAGGCTTGTCACCCTTTAGCGTCAGGTCCATGAGGATATCGTCGAACGCTTCCTCAATGTTCGTACTATCGATGTTGCCATCGAAGTCGTAACTGGACGTACGCCATTGGGTTTCGGTGGCGCGGTTGATGTTGCCGACAGTACCAGTAGTTGGCGTATCGGGAATGAGAGTTGTGATGCCGTTAGGGTCCGTACCAGCCGATGAACCGTATAGGTACACGCTGAACTTCTCCTTAATCGACTCTTCAAGTACTTCCATCTTCGCCTTAACGAGTTTGAAGATGGCAGTCTCACCACGGTTCTCGTCTTCTTCCTGATCGGAGATAACCACAGTACCGCCGACACGTGCCCAGTTGTAGGTCACGGTGTCGAATTCACTAGTCTGAGCGACTGGGAGTTCATCGTAGTATTCGTACGATGACACGTTGGGGTTACGTCCGAGAGTAAGCGGATTGGTGATCTCGTGACCACCCGACTCAAACTCAACTCGATTGTTCGCAAAGGCCCAAGCCTGTAAAGAGTTAGACTTGATCGAAGCCATAATCAGCTTCTTACGCGACTTCGTCAGAGTGGAGTTGAGCACGGTAGCGATAGGTGTGCTAACCATAACAATCTCCTGTTGTTAACCATTGGACATTACTCCTGCATCTTTCATGGACTCGCGAATGATATCGTCGTACGAATCATTCGCTCCACCAGTTAACACGACATCATCAGTGTCGGTAAGGTTTTCAGCAGTAGTATTACCACTTGGTAACGTGCTCTGCGTAGTCGATCCAGCCGCTTGTTGCCTACCTAACTCTCGTTGCAACGTGGCCAGATTCTTCGTCCAGTCAAGTCCTTTCTCGTGGTAGAAGGACCGTAGCTTCCAAAACGCAGCTTCTGCGGTTAAGTCTTTGTCACTCTCCATAAGAGCTGCGATATCGTCTCCGTGCGCGTGTGCATCAGGGAATTGGGTTAGGAACGAATTGTACGCCTTCTCCGCTTCGGCACTACGCTGTTGTGTGTCGACCCTAACTTGTTGCTCACCTATGAGAGGCTGCAACTTCTGGTCGATCATGTCAGCGAGGGCTTTCGCATCTATACCCCCACTTCCATTCTCACCGACATTATGCCCTGCCGCTTGGGCTTGTGTCAATAGGTAATTGATGGCTTGCACGGGGTCTTGCTTGATTGCGGCCATTAATTGTGCTGCACCTGATAATTCATCGGCGGTTAAACTGTATTGTGTCCCAAGACCACCTGCGGCTTCCAACGATGCAATAGTAGACTGAGCCGCGGTCAACTCACTTGTAGCAGTCTCTAAGTCCCGTTGGAGTTTAGACCCACGCTCATAGAGTCGTCGTTCGGCTCCTGCTTTAGCAATGACTTGTCCATCGGGCCCAACAAGATCGTTGGGACCAGTAGTCGGCACTGTTGCTTGCTGGTCAGTACGGCCTCCGCTATAGTCACCATCGGCTTGGGTTGCCTCAGTAGTGTCCGTAACTGCCTCCGTCGTCGTAGTATCTTCCGACGCTGACTCTGTAGTGGTTTCATCAGTCCCTCCCTCACCGATACTGCTAAGTATCTGATCGTCTGTGCTTAAGTCTTCATCTGCCATTGTCTTGCCCCTTCTACTGTACGGCCCCGGCCGATCCGGCTGCCTGTTGCATACCCGCCATCAGCGCGTCCATAGGCTCCATACCCTGCTCTATAGCAGATACGACTTGCTGTTTGATATCGGGCGGTATTTTACTTAGAGCCTCTTGTAATTGCTCTGGACTGATTTGTTGTCCTCCATTAGGGGGCTGCACTGCATTACCCTGTTGCGGCACTCCTTGCGGCCCCTGTTGTCCCTGTTGTCCTTGCGGTCCTTGTGCTTGTGCCTGTTGTTCGATCTCTTCCTTGAGTTGATCCCAATCCTCCTCCTTCATAGTAATCTCGTCGAAGGCTTCTTGGAATACGTCGATCATAATACGTACAACAGTCTGCGGAGCTGCATTAACGAACTGACCCAGTACCTGTCCAAGTTCCAACGCCTCTTCCTTCTTAGCTTGGGACGTAGGCTTCTTGCTGCTGCCTCCGATAACGGATGGATTGAACTGACCATCACTAATCTCCACTGCGGTCATCTGTCTCCAATCGGTAGCGGCTGTTGGACCGATGATCCGTGTTACATCTTCTTGCGTGTAGTGTTGTAGACACAATTGAGCAATACCCCACGCAATCTGGCCTACCCAGTCCTCTACTTGGTCAGTCTTCTCCTCAACACGCAAGTTCTGCGCCTGAGTAGTCATGCTGGCGTTCTGTGAGGTGGTATTCGTCTTGAACTGCTCACCACGTAGTACAGACCCTACAGATGAGATACGATCAATGGCGAGGTACTTCGACTCCTTGTCGAACAGTTCCTTGAACTGCATAGACGGCGGCACAATAGAACCAATAACGTCTGTCAGTTTAGCACCTTCGGGTAAATCGAGACCGCGTACGGTGCCATCAGGCCCATTGAGTACGGCCTCAACGTCATTCTGGTTGTCGACTACATTCTTGTTGAAGAATACGTTCCGACGTGCCCACCCACGTGCTCGATGCTCTTCATCGACGATCTCATTGATCGCATCCTGCTGATCAAGGTAGTAGGATGTTTCACCCTTAGTGAGTACACCTAATGGGCTGTCAAAGAACCACAACGGGTACGTAGGATAGAACCTATCCAACTGCAATGGGTCATCCCACACCCAAATGGGCCAAGTCCAGTCCTTATCATTGTATAGGAGTACACGACGAGTAGTTTTGTCCCATACCCACCATACTTGAGTCACTTTGGCCTTACTGAATGACTCCTCATCCTCGAAACCGAAGTCATGAGCGTTGGATTCGTCACTACTGAATAGATCAAGGTCTTCATTAGTGATCTCAGACTCGTTGGCTCCAACCTTCATCACATGTGACGGTTGATATACCGAGGCATACTCATCACTGTTCTTCTTCCGCTTACCATACCGAGCAAGTAGGAAGTTAGTAGCTAAGAAGTCCTTGATCATAATGTACTTAGCATCTTGCAAGTCATATTCGTTGGAGTTGGGGTCCACTAGGATTTCATCAGGCTTACGAGTACGTAGTGACGGACCAGAAGGCCGAAGCATGTCGACAGAGTCCTCAAGGGCGATAATCTCACCCTCAATACGCTCGATAACCTTAGAGTCCTTTGCTTTACGCAACTTCTCTGCTAAGTCGGCTAAGTCTTCAAGAGCTTGCTCACTACTATCGTCCTTGAACGTCCACTGTAGTTCGATCCACGCCCTATTAGTGAGCAGTGCGGTAGCAATACAACGCTTCGCCTTCGGTTTGAGGTTTACCCCTGGGGCCGCTTGCATCGCAATGAGTTTGTTGACGACTCGTTCCACTGTAGTTGTGAACTCTTGGAGGGCTTCTTCGTCTGATGTGAACTCAGCCCGTGGATTACGAGCGTATAGTGCCGGGACCATCGTAACTGTATTGGCAAATACGACATTCTCCGTCTCAGTGATCTCTTCGTTGAGGTGTTGTGAACTAATGACATTACCTGATCCGCCTCTACTTGCGACCCGATGCCCCAACTGGTCGTTGTCGTAGTACCGGATAGCCTCATCCCACGTATCCTTAATGCCATCGATCTTGCGCTTTGCCATCAACATGCGAGACTTCCATAGAGGCCCACTTGACTTCGCAACAGGTATCTTGGACTCACCGACTACCCGATAGACAGGCTCACGCTTTCTACTGCGTCTAGTACCTGGCTTTAGGCCATCGGCACGTGCGATGTTCGCTTCGACTTCTGGTACCGCAACTGTTTCGTCACTGCCGTCAGCAGTGAGTTCTTCGTCGGCCATTATAGGTTCCTTCCATGACGTAGCCTACGTCGACGATCATCAGACTGTTGATCTACTTCCGCCCATTTGAACCATCCAACTGGCTCGTCCCGTGGAACATACACCAGTGTAGGTACTTCGGGCTGCTTTGACAACATGTACTTGGTCGTATCCATTGCATGATCATCTTTGTCCACGGGCATGTCAACCAACTCACCCTGCGGATTGTGCTTCCAGTAGTATCCGTTGAACTCATCGATCAGGAACTCAATGTCATCTACGACGTAGTAGTGAGGGGCATTGAAGGTTCCTGTAATGGGGTGTTGGTGGTGTCGCATGGGTTCGAGATACCCTGACACTTTAACAATGCCATTATGAACAGCATTATTACCACGACTACAATAAACACCACGACCCTTATCATGCAATAACTCCGCGACTGTGGCACCGACAACACTCTTGGAAGAGCCTTTACGCCGGAAGATGTCGGGATCGGCTAAGACGTGGTGGTTGTCCGGTACGTTGTACTGACGTCGAATGTCTTGAATACGCTCAGTAATTGTACTTGGAGATAGTTCTGGAGCGTAAAAACCATCAACGATGATAACATTGCCGAAGGTGTCAACAAACCCACAAAGGTAGCAAGAGGGCACAGCGATACCATGATCGAAGCCCTCTATAAATGATAACTCATGCACGTCCATCTGCAAACGGTTCATATACGCTAAAGCGGCGTGACGAGTAATAGTATGGACAGACTCATCAAACTG